GGCGAATGCGTCCACAATTTGGTTTGTGGATGGCTTTCTTAAAGCTAGGGTTGCTCCAGAACTAATCTGGCATATAAATATGTCGGTTTTACCCGAAGCCAGGCTCGTCACATTACCCAAAGTGACAGTATTGCCTGCCCCTGTGCCATTTTGTGACACAGTGTACACAGCTACACCAAGACCGTCTCCACCTGCCGATGCGGCAATGGCGGAAGCACTATTGTCTGTCAACAGATTCAACCCAGTGATATTAGCACCAGGAGTAAGTGTTGAGGCGGAAGCAGCTGAACCATTGAAAATCGTCACAACCACATAAGTACCAGCCACAGGCATAGTAAATGTAGTAGTTGTTAAAACTGACGGAATCGTTGATCCAGATTTTAGGACACCACCGCTAGTCCCTAAAGGAGTTGCGGCAGCAGCAGAAGCTGCAGGTCCTTCTTGTATGTGTGCGTACAAAGCTTGTTGACCAAGAGGCGTTTCTTGTTTGCGCCTAATCAAGGTCCATTCATGTTCCACCCAAAGTTCTCCCATAGGAGCAGCCGCCTGACAACCATTGATTGCCACTTGAAACTGCCCTAAGTCATAAAACTTTGCGGTGCTACTCGCAGGAGCGGCTTGATTCGCCGAACTATACACAAAGTATTGGTTAAGAGCCATTGAAGAGCCCATAGACTTATTACGTCCCCTACTCTTATGTGTTTCTGCCACATCGTGACAGAAGTGACCTGTAAATGGAGGACCACTCACAGAGCCTTCATAGTTTTCCAACTGACTGATATTCGAAAACGTCGAGTCATCTGGATCCATGTTCGTAGCCATAGCAACGATACCAGCAGACGTATTTGACCCTGAGGCCATATACTCTTCTCCACGATACCAGAAACGCATGAGGTGACAGATGAATTCCTCATATGTACTAGCAATCTGGGAAAAGACAGGAAATAAGACTGAGTTTCCTGGATTGAGGTAGAAATTCTGAATCAACGCAAAAGCAGTTGACGCAGCCACTAAATCCGTCACTTTCTCAAAGCGACGATTAAAATGATCCCGGACTTGGTTAGAATTTTTCCACACCATTCCGACGTTGACACCATCCGATACCGAGGACATCACCCCTGGAATCGATTTGATGGGGGAACCGCCATTTTTCTTTTGGCGACCAGTTTTTGGAGATTTGTTCTTTTTGCCTTTTTGTTTTCCAAACATCGCATTGGCCAGCTTTTTCTGCTGTGCCTTTTGCGTCTTTTTAGTTTGGTTACCCATGACTAAAGAATAATGAGAGAGAAAGAAGAAGAAGAAGGAAGAGAGTTTGATGTTGCAGATTCAAACTGAGATCGAAGAAGATTTAAAAGGGAGACGTACGCGCTTACCAGCGGAGAACCCTTATCCTCTTGTCCGGCATACAATGCCCAACACCACGGATCAGATTTGTAAATCGCGTCAATTGTAGACATCGATAAACCATTAATCTCACCCACTAACTGCTCTTTGTACTCTGGATGATTCCAGATCCACTCAATATATGACTGAATGAAGGTGCGACATTCCTCGTTTGCCCAGGAATCAATTCGCAACGCATACGCTCTCATTAAGTGCCAACGAACATCGTCGTCACTCGAACCCCAACGAAGGGAACACAATACACGATCAGTATCTGGAACAGGTAACCAGACACCTTTCTCTTCACGGAAACCTTGCGAGAGGAATTGAACATCCTTAAGAGCACGAGGCTCCTCACAAGGGGTTTTGGTAGTGACACCTATGCCACTCCATATCGGGGAAATCGACTTTGGGTTAAACCAACTAACGCACAACTGTGAGACAGTGAACGTGTTGTCATCGCCATTTAAGGCAGCTTCCACATTATCAATAAAATCCTGATAGCTCCCGAACAGCACACCATCATAGTTTCGCTTGGTAATATCTTCGTTCATCG